CAATCAGTTGCTGAAGGGCATATACGGATGAGTCCTTTCTAAGGGATTGAGATGCTGGACAAAAATAACCCGTTAGTGTATAATACAAACGTATTACATATTAAGGAGTTTCTTGTGATATTGGACCCCTCTATACTTCCATATGTCTCTCATGTATCCACCTTATCTAACAGCGGATACATGAGGGTAATGATCAGGAACCATCCGTTCATACCACAGAAGTACCATTTGGCCCATCGGGCCACCTGGTGGAACCACACAGGGGAGGATCCTCAAGGATTGGTGATTCACCATAAAGATGGAAACCGCTGCAATAACCTCTTAAGCAACCTAGAAAGCCAGGGGATTTCACAACATCAGAGGGAAGCTAATCAGGGGAAGCCCAAAAGTAATGGACCGAAGTTGATGGGCAATCGGAATGCTAGAAGGTTTTCAGATGAAGAATATTCCCAAATTCAATCTCTTAAGGGTATAATACCAATAGATCAAATCCAGTCCCGGTACCGTATCAGCCGGACGATGGTCTATAAAATCTGGAGAAAGGTAGGAACCCAAAATTAATATATTCATACTAGATACCAACCCCACACTGGCAGCACAATATCAAGCTGACAAACATGTGGTTAAGATGTGTTTAGAAACCGCCCAGATCCTCAGTACCATTTGCGGTGGCCCTTACAAGCCAACGCACATGAACCACCCCTGTGTGTTATGGGCTGGCCTCAATCGCATCAACTTCGGCTGGCTTAAGCGACATGGCCTAGCACTCTGCGCCGAGTACACCGAACGATATGGTAAAGTTCATAAGTGCCAGTCAGTCATCGAGCAGTGTAAAGTACCACGAGCCCTGCCCATTGGCATCTCAGAATTTGTTCAGTGCATGCCTGATCAATTCAAAGACAAAGATCCTGTAGTAGCCTATCGTAAATACTACCATTCTAAACAGTTCGCGGCTTGGAACAAGAGCCGCCCAGCACCTTATTGGTGGGGAGAGTACCATGATTGTATGTCCTAAGATTTCCGTCTGGGTTACTAACGAATACCAAGACCCCAAAGAGCTTGCTAACCTAATTCCTGAGGAAGCCGCCAGTTGCACCACACTGTATGCAAGTGACATGTCGGAACACGGCTGGGTTTTGGTTGGTGAGGCCAAAGTGGAGATCACTCTGATGAGTGAGGAGCAGCTGCTTCAGTCCCGGATCGAAGCGCTACGTACTCAGAAGGCAAAGTTCCAAGCTGAGGCCACAAATAAGCTGGAAGATTATGACCATCGCATCCAACAGCTCTTGGCTCTTCCGGCCCCCTTCGAGGAATATAATGACCCCTCCTGAGACTAACAGGTATAGAGAGTATACCGCGAAGGGCGGCGGACCCAGTTCCTCGGGTTTCCCCCTACTGGTAATATGCAGCCGCTGCAAACAGCCAGCCAGCGCCTCTTTATGTACCTCTAAAAGGGTATATAAAGGGGGTTTTTGGGTTACCAAGCGTGTATGCGCTAAATGCCAGGGAGTAGCTAATGAGCAAAAATGATATAACCGGAGACCGTCTGGTAAGTAAAGTCTCTAATGATAAGTTCGCTGAGGGTCATGACCGCATCTGGGGCCAGAAGCAGCGAGTCATTTGTTACTGGGCTGATGGTATCTGGTGTGATCTGCTAGAGCTACCATTCTACACCCACAGGTCAGATGATGTGGCTCAGCTCACGGTACCATTCGAGTGGAATGATGAGCAGGTTGAAAATCGGGTGAAAGACGCATGCTCCCAAGGATGATGAATCCTACCATGCAAAAGCTTAAGGCTGAGTTCCATTCAGGGGCTCAGCTTACTTTTCATGATGTGGAAGCTCGATGCTTTATCGACGCCAGGAATGCCAGAGAGTATCTCAAGCTACTTCATACCAGTGAAGAGATACGGGTAATCTCCTGGCGACGGGATAGCCCTCAGGGTCCGTGGGTAGCGGTGTATGTCTGGGGTCCTGGCGAAGATGCCATTAAGCCCCACATACAAACAACCGCTGAACGTAAGCGCAAACGCCGGTTAGCCCAGGAAGTACGTGAAAGGGAGGATGCTCGAAGACGTAGCAAACGCACGATGAAGTCAGTAGAATCCATCAAATCAGTAGTTTCATTTATGTTAGGAATTAAGCATGTTGGTTGACCTTTGTCGTCATGTCGTCACGCAACCCGGTATCTATACGGGTGTCCGCAAAGTTGTCCAGGGGGTAAGCTGGGAGCTGGATGCCCTGCCCGAGGTTGACCTAGCTCAGTTGGGATACAGGGGCGGGAAAGTGTCCCAGCTGATGCGGAACTACTTCAATCAGGCCGAAGTGGACGCTGCCAGGGTAAAACTTGCGGCCCGCAGGAAATCACCCCACACCTCTGTGGCCCTCAATACCATAGGCCAGGCGAAAGACCCCACGAAAAGTCAAGGTCACTGCATCCGTTCCTTAATCATTACTCAGACCCCTAAGTGGACCGAGGTGGATGTGGTTTACAGGTCTACTGAGATTATACAGAAGCACACCGCTGATCATGTGCTGATACCCATGATACTTGAACAATTAGGATTAGCCCATACACCCCGAACTTATCGATTCTACTTTGCTAACATTTTCATCACGGCCCTTTTCGCCCCTATACTGTTTCAGCATACCGACGCTATTGAGTTCTATGAACACATAAAGAAACATGATCCAAGATACTATCGTACATTCTTGAATGCAACAGCGAAATTCTTCGAGAAGGAGTGTAGGTACCAGTATCGTCATAGGGTTAAAATGTGGGGTATAGCCCAGGAAAAGCTGGACTGTAAAGCGCTGGCTGACTACTGCTCTGCAAACGGGGCCAGCTTCAATGACGAAGGCATAGGAGAAGACGATGGCGACGGAGAATGAACTTCAATTCGAAAACCAGCAGCTTAGGGATGAGATTCATACCCTGAAGCTCAAGCTACTAGACCAGCTTGCTATAGCAGCACTAACCTCGGGTCGTTATGGTTATACCAATATCTATGACATCGCTCAGAAATGCCTCAACGAAAGGAAGCGGTATGTCTGATCGGAAACACTGCAAAGACTGCGTGCACATCTCTGTAAAAGGCCCAACGGGATACTATACCTGTGAGTTCCCCGTCCCGCACTGGGCGCTTCCCGCTCAGCTGGTGGATCCCGAGAGAGCCATTACCTGTCCCACGTTCAGCCAGAAAATGACGGTGGTTCACGTCTCTCCCGCTATCGATGAGAAGTGCAATCACCAGTGGCCGGATGAGGCTGATGGCCAGACTGACATGAACGGGCGCTGCACTAAATGTGGGCTCTCTTTTCAACGCTACATTCATAGCTGCTGCCAATGAGACCATTTGAATCCATTGCTCAGGACATCACTAAGCGTATGCTAGTGGCGCCTACTGTTGAGGGAGCTCGTTGGCAATCAGTCAAAGCCCCTCAACCCATGCTGGAGTTGTTAAACTACTCCTTTACTTATGATCTCCCCACTGAAAATTTGGAGTTCTATCGTGATCAGATTCATCCAAACCTCCCTTGGGCTGACGCTCACTTTACTCAGGAGCGTGTATCTGGTGATCCTATTAACCCTGGTCAGACATGGCGCATATGGCCGTACTCCAATTCCGCGGATACTCATCGACGTTCTGGAGAGAAAGATCCCCAGTTCGATCATTCGTATGCTGAAAGGTATTGGCCTAAGGCTGCGGGAACAACCCCGAACGGGGTACTGTCATCCGACTCTATAGCCCCTCATAAGGGCATACGCTTTCATTACGGAGACTTAGATGACCTCGTCACTATTCTGGCCAACGAACCGACCACTAGGCAAGCCTACCTGCCGGTCTGGTTCCCTGAGGACCTGGGAGCCGCCGTTCAGGAGAAGCGCGTTCCCTGTTCCCTGGGCTACCACTTTATTATGCGAGAGAATAAACTCCATTGCGTTTACTATCTACGCTCCTGCGACTTCGTGCGTCATTTTAGGGACGACGTATATCTTACCCTTAGACTTCAGTTATGGGTTCTTCAGCAGTGCCGTTTGGCCAGGCCGGAAATGGACTGGGACAACGTGGCTCCAGGGACACTTACCATGCACATCACATCCCTTCATTGCTTCACAACCGATCGAGTGGCATTAAAATGAATGAATTTTTCGTAACCTATGGGTTCGGGTCGCATCTGGAGAGATGCTATTCTCGAGTACCCGCCGATACCATACATCAGGCTTGGGACAAGATCTTCGAGGTCACTGGGGGAAAGCATGCTTTCATCTACACCGAGGAGCAATTCAAAGGCCAGCCTGAGAAGTATGACCTGAGGGAAGTAGCCCTTCAACCGCAAATTCACTTGGATGACGTAGAATGAAACCATTGATCATATATCACGCAAACTGTACCGACGGTTTCGGTGCCGCTTACTGTGCCTGGCTAAAGTTCGGTGATGAAGCCGAGTACTTACCCCTGGATTATGGTGTGAAGATCCTAGATGAGGTTGAAGTAATCAATCGTGATGTCTATATCCTGGACTTCAGCTTTGATGCCTTAGTCACGGGAGAGATCATCGAACTTGCAGACCACGTCACTTGGCTTGATCACCATAAGACTGCTTTCGAGGCCTGGTGTGAGGAGGAACGCCAGTTATATCTGGATGAAACCGAATACACCCACATTGTCCTGGACAACAACAAATCCGGCACCATGCTCGCCTGGGAATACTTCAGTGGCGGTCAGCCCGCCCCAGACTGGGTGAGATGGATCGACGACCGTGACCGTTGGCAGTTTAAGCTTCCTGACAGCAAGGCGTTCCATGCCGGCATGGCCGCTCGCAAGCCCTGGACCTTTGAGCAGTGGAGGGACATCATCCAGGTGGGCCTGGAGACGTCTTACTGGCCGGTAGTGGACGAGGGACATATGCTTCTCGGTGCACAGGAAGCCCAGGTCAAGTCCAGTGCTAAGCATGCCCGTAAGTGCCGGATAACCATACACACTGAGCAGTATGGATGGACCGGCGAGCCAGGTCTCGTGGTCAATACTAATGTCCATATGTCGGAGGTGGGACATGAACTTGCCAATCAATCGGGTTCTTATGGCCTTGTCTGGTATCTGGGATCTGACAACATGGCCAAAGTATCTCTCAGGTCCAATGGAGATTACGACGTATCGGCCATCGCCAAACAGTTCGGTGGTGGAGGTCATAAGAACGCCGCGGGCTTCTCGTTGCCCATTACCACGTTACTGGAGTGGCTAAGATGAGTATTCGAATTACCCGGGATGAGCAGATGATGCTCCATGCTCTGGTCACCTCCCTTCGCTCCACCTGTGGACGTAAGGCCGTAGGGGCCATCATCGCTAAAGAGGGCCGTATCATTAGCTCGGGATATGCTGGTCCGCCCGCGGGCTTTCCTCACTGTACTCAGGCTTGTAAAGTAGCCTCCAGTGCCATGGGAACGGGCTGCCAGCGAACGGTGCATGCTGAACAGAATGCCGTAGCCTATGCAGCTCGTCATGGCATCTCCACCGAGGGGGCTGTCCTGTACTGCACCGATAGCCCCTGCCTACCCTGTGCTAAACAGCTAATCAACACCGGGCTAATTGGGGTAAAATACCTGAGGCCTTATCGTGATACCTCGGGTATCGAAATCCTACTCTCCGCGGGAATACCATGCGAAATCCAAACTGTACCCTCTGTAGTCTTTCAGAATCTTCATCAACTGTTTGTCTCTATGGGAACGGGTCTGCCGCTAGCTCTGGAGTAATGATCATTGGGGATGCCCCAAGTGCCACTAACATCAACCGTGGTGAATACCTTACCGGGGGTCCTGGGAAGATCCTTATTTCAGAGCTTGATCGAGTTGGAATCAAGGACTATTACGCCACTGGAGTCGTCAAGTGCCAGCCCCCGGACGGTAAGAAGGTGGAGCCCTCTGAGTGTAAGGCCTGTGCGGGCTATATACAGGATGAGATCAAAGAACAAAAACCGAAGTATGTTCTCGTCATGGGAGCGACCGCGGCTAAGTCAGTAGTCAAAGCGGCTAACCTTTCCAGCGTCGCGGGTAAGTTCATTGAGAAGGATGGAGTGATCTATGTCCCCTGCTACTCTCCCGCCTATGTACTTCGCGACCCCAGTAAAGAGCCCGAGTTCAAGCGGATCATCAAGCGGTTTGGTGACCTGGTCAAGGGCGTAGCTGAAATCGAGTGGGAGGAGCCCAGGGTACGCATCATCGACCGTTCAAACCTGGACGAGTTCATGCAAGCCTTCCCACATGAACCCGAATTCGTATGCGACTTGGAAACTTCGGGTTTGGACTGGTATAACCCGGACAGTTACATAAACTGCGTGGGCGTATACCTGCCTAAATCACAGGGTTGCTGGGTCCTACCCATACGAAAAGCCCCGACTTTGCCAGCGGATGCTCAGCGTAAGCTACTACACTGGATGTCCGAGCAGCATGTCCCGGTAACCAACCAGAACTGGAAGTTCGACAGTCTCTGGCTGTATATGAAAATGGGCGTCTCCTTCTACAACAAGGACGACACCATGCTCATGCACTACAACCTGGATGAGAACACTCCGCATGGGCTGAAGGAGAATTCCAGGTTGTTCCTGAACGCTCCGGACTATGACCTTACCACGGCTGAGAAAAAGGGCGCAGTGGAAGCCATGAAGCTGTTCGTATACTGCGGCCGGGACTGCTATCGTACCTATCGTCTGGCCAAGCTGTTCCGTCGCATGCTCATGCAGGATGCTGAGACCCGCAATATCTATGAGCATCTAACTATGCCTGCCTCACGCATGTATGAGGTCATCGAGCGAGAGGGTCATCACGTTAACCTGAAGCGACGAGCTGAGGTACGTGAGCAGCTGGTGCTGTTATTGGATACCGTAGAGAAAAAGCTGAATGATATGGCGGGGGCTACTGTAAATTGGAATAGCCCTAAACAGGTCAATGAGATCCTTTACGGGACGTTGGGGCTGACTCCCCGGGTATTTACTGATAAGGGCGCCCCGTCCAGTGGGGAAGCCGCATTGGCTGAACTCGATGGACATCCCGTGGTCAGAATGCTCACTGACTACCGCTCTCACCAGAAAATGCTTTCCACTTATGTGGATGGCTGGGAAGAGTATATGGTTGGATCTTCCCTGTTCCTGGGCACCAAGCTGCATGGTACGGTCACTGGGCGATACTCCTCGCGTCTTCACCAGGTACCACGGGATGGCATCATTCGTAACCTGATTGAGGCCCCAGAGGGCTGGACCTTTATCCAGGGTGACCTCTCTCAGGCTGAGCTTCGTATTGCGGCTATCGTATCAGGGGATGAGGAGCTCATACGTTGCTACAACGAGGGGATTGACGTCCACTGGCGAACCTGTGTTGGTATGCTCAAGATGGGTGGATCTAATGAGAATCTTCTGTTAGCTCGTGACACAGTGGAGAAGGATCGTGGGGACTGTGATGGGATGAGCATGGTGGCCATCCTTGATTACCTGGAGGAGATGGGACATGATAGGGCCATCGAACTGAACAAGCCCTGGAAGGAAAAGCGGAAGCAGGCTAAGGCTGTGAATTTTGGATTTCTCTATTCGATGGGGGCTAAGAAGTTCACTGAATACGCAAAGCTGAAGTATGACTGGGAGGTATCGCTACAGGAAGCCGAGGACATTAAGCAGGCCTTTTTCTCCACTTATTCAGCCCTCCCCATCTGGCATGATAGGCAGAAGACCTTCGTAAAGATGGATGGGTTCGTTAGAAGCCTCATCGGTCGCAAACGCCGGCTTCCTGGCATATGGTCTCCAGACCGTATGGTGAAAGCCGAATGCGAGCGTCAAGCCATCAATTCACCCGTTCAGGGTTGCATTGGTGACTTGAAAGTCATGGCCATGTTGGATATATTCTACAACCTTCAAGTGCCCGACAGTGGAGCTAAACTCAGGGTGCGTGGGGAGGTGCATGACTCCATCCTTATGTGGGTCAAAACAGAGTTCCTGGATGAGATGCTCCCCCAGATCAAAGCCCGAATGGAGCATCCCGAGCTGCTGGATCACTGGGGTATCTCTCTGCCAGTACCCATCGTGGCCGACCTGGAAGTCGGAACATGGGGGGCCGGCCGCACTTGGAAGGGTGAGAAATATAATGGATGACTTTTGGAGGAGGATAGAGATTCGTGGTTTAGATGATTGCAATGATTCGGCTATAACGCTATCTCAGTACTATAATGTAAGTGTAGTACTTATCCACTTAATCAAGAAACACAAATCTTGGAGCCATTTACATGCTTAAACTATTCAATCAGATCTCTGAACAGGGATCACCAGAAGTAAAGCTTAACCTTCTGAAGGCCTACCCCTACCAGTCTGAACTTCGGGAGGTTCTTCGTCTAGCTACCGACCCCTTCATCACCTTTGGCATTACATCAGTTGAGGGTGAGCCAAAGGGGCTGGCCGATACCTTCAAAATCCTGAGTCGCTGCGCTGAACGTCAGGTGACTGGCAATGAGGCTAAGCGGCTGCTAGGTGAAGCCTGCCTGGACGTCGAGGACCAGGAGCTCATTACTCGAGTCCTGCGTAAGGATCTACGCTGTGGTGTGGGTCCTCAGCTGGTGCTGAAAGCCTACCCAGGGCTGATTCGACAGTTCAAGGTCATGCGAGCTCACAAGTATGATGTGGCCAAATCCCGTACCTCTTATGCCGTGGAGCCCAAATACGATGGGCTACGCTGTGTAGCGATTGTGGAGTCAGGGGTAGTTCTGCTACTCTCCCGTAATGGTCTGCCATTCACTTCCTCTGACCATCTGAAGGAGCAGATTCTGGAGCTTACCAAAGGCCTCGGGGACTGTGTCATTGACGGAGAGCTGATCTCGGGTAACTTCAATGAGTCCAGCTCTGCTGTTCGTCGCAAAGAGCAACAGAATGAGAATACCAACTATCATCTGTTCGATGTCATGGGCATGGATGAGTGGAATAACCCGCTTAGGCCCTACTACCAGCGCCGGCAGGATCTGGAGAGCCTATTTCCCCGGGATACCGAGTTCAAGAATCTAAAGCTCGTTCCCTCCTTCCGTGTCGAAACTGATGAGGAGGTGATGAACCTATACAACCGCTTCCTGGACACCGGGTATGAGGGAGCGATCGTCAAGAACGTGAAAGGCCTGTATCGTAAGGGTAAGCATCGGGATTGGCTGAAGCTGAAGGAGATCAATGATGTGGATCTCTTGGTCAAGGACGTCATCCAGGGTGAAGGCAAGTACTATGGTATGCTTGGAGCAGTTATCGTTTACTTCAAGGGCAAGCGAGTGAGCATCGGTACGGGCTTCTCCGATGAGGAACGTGAGATGTTCTGGGCCGATCCGAACCTGATTCGTGGGAAGGTCATCGAAATCCATTACCACCAGATCACGCCGGAGGGATCTCTACGCCACCCACGTTTCCACTGCGTTCGAGAAGACAAGAGCTAATCATGGGAGAGATGGCCGACTACCTGAATGATAGCATGATGGATGCCTATCCGAAGTGGTACCGAAAGGGTTCCACTCGTCGGGCATCTTCTCCAGTCTGCAAGTATTGTGGGATGAAGGGGCTCAAGTGGAAGCAACTGGATTCCGGATGGAGGCTGGTGATCCCGGCTACCGAAGTTCTTCATATCTGCAAGCAATACGTCCCGAAGACACAAGGAGCTGAGAATGACGACCAAGATTTCTAAGGTACCCCAGGGACAGGTTGAGAAGGCCATGGGTATGGCTCTTCAGAGCTTCTTTCGGGGCATGAGCTACAACCTGGGCCGGGAAGTCGGTCGACTCATTATTCAGCGAAGTCGAAGGCTAATCGAGAAGAAGGTCCCCTGACACTCGCTGTATCCCTTATAATTGATTTGTCGGCACTGATTACCGACTTCGGTTACAACCACTTTCAGGGAGATTCAAATGTCTGACCTCATCCTCCCCTCAGCAGTTTACTCTGAGACTCACTCCCCCAAGATGAGTGAGAAGTACGTTCACATCAAGACCGCTGACGTACTCTCCCGCTTCCAGGACATGGGCTGGCAGGTGGCTTCATTCAACGCTGCCAAACACTCCAAGACCCCGCAGTTCGCACGCCATGCTCTTCGCCTGCGTCACAAAGACTTTCTGGACATCAACGTGGAGGGTGTCACTCCCGAGATCATTGTGCTGAACTCACACAATGGCTCCTGGGCGCTGCGTATGGCTCTGGGTATGTTCCGAATGGTCTGCTCCAATGGTATGGTCGCCGGTTCCCTCTGGGAGGGCGTCTCGCTGAAGCACTACAACATCAAGAACCTGGAAGAACAGATCACCGCGGTTACGGGCCGAATGGATGAACTTACCCACAAGCTCTCGGGTACGGTCAAGGACTGGATGGAAGTTGAGGTTCCATTCAAAGAGCAAGTGGACTTCGCTAACAAAGCCATGGCCATCCGCTGGGGTGATAAGACCCCGGTAACGGCTGAGCAGCTGCTGCTGACTCGTCGGGACGCTGACAAGGGATCTGACCTCTGGCGGGTTTTCAACCGTGTCCAAGAGAACTTGACTCAAGGAGGTTTCTCGGGGGTCACTTCCAACAATCGTACTCTTAACATCAAGCCAGTGAAGAACGTCAAGCGGGATTTTAAGTTCAACTCTGAGCTGTTCGACCTGGCCTCCACTTACGCTACTCAGGAGCACTAATATGAGCCAACTGGTCTATCGAGGGTCCGTTACTGGTCTCTCGTTCCATAAATATGGACAGCATGTCAACCGTATCATAGTCGGAACAACTCTTCAGCTTCTGAAGATTAAAAATGAACATGATGATTATGCCGTCGGGGTCTTTCTCCTCAATCCCGGGGATACCCAAATAGGTTGGATACCCAAGGGACTGAATCAGGGGATTCATAGCTTACTCAGCCAGGGGGAAACACTGAACTGTACGGTGACGAAACATAATGTCACTGGGGATTTCTCCACTCGTCTTTATGTCAATGTCTATCAGGATGAAGAAGATGAAGTCGAAGAATGGATTCAGCCTTATAATGTCAAAACCAACACTGCCGCACCTGTTATCGCTACCAAAAAGGAAATCATCATGTCATCCAAGTTGAACACCGTTATCGACTCCAACAAATCCGCCGCCACTGTCGCCGCTTATCAAGAAGCCGGTCGTCTGGCTAACAAGAAGGCCAAGGAAGTACTGGCTAAGAAAGCCCCGTTGATGGTCCGCGGTTACGTGGACACCACGATCGGTGGCCTGGTGATCGCTAACCTGGCTATGCTGGCCCAGCAACAGTTCCGTCCGGATGATGCCCGTCTGGTGAAGCTGACCCGGGCCATGCAGGTTCAGGCCTATCAGGAGCTGATCCAGTCCTTCGACATCGAAAGCTTCATCGACGAGCTGATGGAAAACAACACGGTTAAGCGTGCTCTGGCCAAGCTGGACGCTGAGGAGTAATATCATGGAAGTAGATTACTTCAGCCAGTCTAAGGTGAAAACCTGGAGACGCTGCCAAAAGTCTTATGACTACAAATATGAGCAGGGTCTTCAGCGTAAGACCTCCCCTGTCGCTCTGCTTCGTGGAACCACTCTGCATGCTATGCTGGAAGCCCAGATCAAGGGGACTGACTGGCGTGAGCCCCTGGCTACCTACAAAGAGGTGTATGACACCCTTTGGGGCGAGGAAGCCGAAGACTATCCCCGCCCTGAAGAGCTGGAATCCACCATCATTCGTTACAACAAGCATTGGGCCAAGGATGGGCTGGATTATGGTGGCCGAGCAGAAATCGAGCTGCTGGCTGAGTACAAGGGCATGAAGTTCAAAGGTATCATCGACGCCCTGCCTGATGATCAGCACGGCCGACGCTGGCTGGATGACCATAAGACCCATAAGATCCTGCCAGACGAGCACACACGCTTCTCTGACATCCAGACGGTCCTGTACTACTGGGGTATGCGGGAAAACGGGGAGCACGTGGATGGCATCCTATGGGATTACCTACGGACTAAGCCGCCCACAGCTCCTGAACTCCTGAAGAATGGTCAGCTAAGTAAGCGGAAGAACATTGACTGCGATGCCGATACCTACATGGCCTCCATCGTGGCCCATGGGCTCAACCCCGCTAACTACGCTGACATGCTAGCTCTGACCGCTAAGAATACCTTCTTCAAGCGTGTCTATCTTCCAAAGCCCTCAGAGACGCTGATCACCGAGGTAGTGGAGGACTTCTTCGGCACCGCTCGGGAAATGCTCAATCATGATGGTAAGCGCTTCTGCAGGAACATGACCAGAGACTGCAAATCCTGCAGTTACTACCAGCTCTGCTCGGCTGAGGTTCGTGGATTGGACGGATCTTTCATCAAGAAGCAGTTATTTACCATCCGGCCTGCTTAGGGTATAATTGCTGTTCGGACGACCCGACCGAATCTTCGGGTCATTCACTCACTAAGTGAGAGGAGAAGTAAATGTCTGTTTTGGATCGTATTACCTCGGTGAAAGCCCTGCCGAAGGTCCTGTCCATGCTGGTATATGGACGCTCTGGAACTGGTAAGACCACCTTCGGTGCGTCATTCCCCACCCCGGCACTCCTGATTGACATCCGGGAGAAAGGTACTGATAGCATTGCTGACCGTGATGGGGTTGATGTAGTATCGGTCAACACCTGGTCAGAAGTGGAGGAAGTCTTCTGGTATCTCAAAAAGGAGAAGAAGTACAAATCGGTGATCTTGGATCAAATTTCCTCCCTCCAGGATTTGTGTATGGAGCACGCCATGGTGGAAGAGGGAAAAGAGATTATGTCCCAGCGTCTTTGGGGTGTGGTTTCCGGTATGATGAAAACCTGGCTGCTGAACTACCGTGACCTAGTTGAGGATGATATTAACGTCTTGTTCATCGCTCATGACCGTGCCAGTAAAGGTGAGTCAGGTGAGGATGACGATACCATCGACCCCCAGATTGGTGCTCGCCTGATGCCATCAGTGGCCGGAACCTTGAATGGTGCTGTCAAGGCCATCGGCAACACGTACGTTCGCGAGGTGTTCCTGGAAGACAAGTCCCGTAAGGTGGAATACTGTATGCGTATCGGTCCACATGCATATTACACTACCAAGATGAGGAACCCCTTGGGAACCACCATCCCAGACCATCTGGTTGATCCTCAGTTCTCCCAGCTAATGATGCTCATGTCAGAGGGTGAAAAGAAGCCCATTCGTAAGTCCCTGACTAAGTAGATGACATGAATCAACTTGAAAGGTTCTGGAGTAAAGTTTCAAAGGGCCCTCAATGTTGGGAGTGGATCGGTACGCTTAAACCCGAGGGTTATGGGTCTTTTAGGCTGGGGGCTTATTCTCTGGGTCTCTCCTTAGCTCATAGATTCTCTTATGAGCTACATTTTGGACCTATACCCCAGGGGATGAAAGTGCTTCATAGTTGTGACAATCGAGCTTGTGTAAATCCTTACCATCTTTTCTTGGGTACTGACTTAGATAACTCTAATGACAAAGTAAGCAAGGGGAGACAAGCTCGTGGTAGTTCAGTAAGTGGCAATAACCTCAGTGAGTCTCAGGTTCTATCAATTAGAGAAGAGACTGGAACACTTCGATCAATAGCAGCAAAATACAGTATATCCATTGGCCTGGTGAGTCTTATTAAGAGTCATAAGCGTTGGACATACTTAACCAAGGAGTAAGCAATCATGGCTGGACCGAAAAAACGTAGTGATGTAACCGTTGATTTTACGGATGTTGAGTCCGGGGGTCGTTCCGTTCCCGATGACAACTATCTGCTGGAGGTTGTCTCGGTTGAGGAGAAGGAAAGCCAGGAGGGTAATCAATACCTGGCCTGGAAGTGGAAGGTCGCTGAGGGTACCTATAAGGGCGTCACGGTGTATGACAACACCTCTCTGAAGCCCACGGCCCTCTGGCGCCTGAAGGGTCTTCTGGAGGCTATGGGTGAGGAAGTCAATGGCAAGTTCGGCCTGAACCTGGGTTCCTACAAGGGTAACAAGGTCATGTGCGTTGTGGCCAATGAAACCTACCAGGGTAAGCAGAAGCCCCGTATTACTGACTTCCTGCGTGAAGCTGCTCCTTCAGCACCCGCGGCCAGCAGTAAGGGTCCGAAGAAGGGAGCTAAGGTAACCTTCGAATACGAGGGTGAGGAAATGAGCGGTATCGTGGCCTCAGCCTCGGGGGATGTAGTGGTGGTGGAAGTTGAAGTGAACGGCTCCAAGGAAGAATGGGAACTGGCCGCTTCGGACATCACTCTGGCGTAACTCATAA